CACCGAACAAGTCCGAGTCCGAAGTCCGAAAGTCCGAGTCCGACACACCGACTGGTCAAGCCCGAAGCCCAACGCCTCACCGAACACGCCAAGTGTTAGCGTTATTTTGTGGGCTTAACGCTATTGTGTTCTATCGTCTGTGGGTCGTTATGGGTCTTTGTGGCTACTTTCATGCGTTTCTGTGCAAGGTTTTGAAATTCTTGTAGTTTTTCTAGTATTTGCTCTCTTGTCATAGTGTCTGCTTGTTCATGTAGCACATGAGCCTTATTTACAAGCAATCCAGTCGCTTTTAATCTGAGTTCTTCAGCACGAATAGCTTCACCGAACTTACCGCTTTCCCACGCTTCATTTCTAATCTTAAGCAGATCACGAACTGACTTCTCGATCGTTACACCGAACCTAGACCGAGCCTCCTCACGCATTTCTTGATATCGTTCTTGCACCACTGGGTTACGCAACAAGCGAACAGCATCAACACCAGGGTTCGCATATCCCGCAGATCGTGCTGCAGAAGTCTGTGTCATGTCTTTGTGCATGAAGTTATCCAAGAAAGCCTGTTGTTTATCTGTTAATCTTTTCTGACCAGATAGCCTTTGCTCCCTAGACAAATCTTCTCCTACTCTTGGCATTATTTTATCTCCCATCTAAATTTAAGTTGACCATGAATTGGCAACCAATCTCTGTTAGGTCTTGTAGTCCAACCTTTGTTTTCTTTCCAACCACCTGTTTCTCCCATTATTTTCCAACCCACACCACGAAGACTTGCTCCTGATTCTTTTTGCAATGTATAAGTAATCATTTTTAGACCACCCATTTGTTGCCATATCCTCCAACATCTACCATACAGAAACGAACAAGTATTCTTTGGTGCGTTAGATGTTACACAAACACGCAACACCTCTGCCGTGAATCCATCATCTAATCTTCTTGCCACTGGTCTACCCACAATTGCTACACCGAATAGCCCATCAAAAGATGCACCTATGGCGAACTTACCACCTTGTGTTGGTTTACTATGTCTATGGAAGTTCGCTACAAACTCATTAGCTTCTTGTAAACTCATGGGTATGGTTTTAAGTTTCAAAACACCAACCTTTCGCTTTGGTAAAATATAGGGTATGGGGTGGGTTACTTACCACCCCCCTATACCCCCTATAGGGGGGGAAGTTCGGTAAGTTGGTAAGTACCAATGAAATCAATGACTTACAAGCTAAAATTAACTTGCAATAATAAAAAGTAAGTTCGGTAAGTTGATTTAATTTATCTAATATTATCAATGACTTATAACTTCCCTCTGTTTTTACTTACCAGGTAAGTTGGTAAGTGGTAAGTAAATTACTCATAAATGACCAGTACATTATGGAAATCTGTACGTTTAAACCACGAGCCATTATTGGTACATTCATAGCCTAAATCACGCATTGCTCCCCACGTTTGAACCCAACAATAATGACAATCATCATCGCCAAGTCCACTACCTTTGAAACAGTTCATTTTATGATTGATGTCGAGTTTGATCTTTTGTGTAAGACCCATCTCTACTGCACAACCAAGACAGATTGTTCGTTTGTTAACAACCAGTTCTCGGTTACGCAGAATCTGTTCATTACACTTTGTACAACGAACTCTAGGCAAATTCTTGGAATTGTGGAAACCCATCTTCATCTTCCTTAAATTTTACCTTTTGATGTAGTTTGAAATCGCTATACATGGGTTCGTTTTCCAACGTACCCACTCCGTTCAAGCTATCACCATCAATGATTTTGACCCACATTCGCTCTGAGCCAACACCTTTCTTTTTACCAAACGCATTAGGTGGAAAGCGAACTTTAGTATAGCCATCAAGCATAAAAGCTTGATCTGATGCCAAGCCAACATTTTGTGGCAAGGCAACAACATTTTTGGCCAATCGTTGACCTACTTTAAGTTTAGCCATTACGAACCTACCTTTCTTGCTAGATTAACTTTAAGTTCTTGTGCTTGTTCGGCTTCACGAACTGCCCAGCACAAATAGTCTTTATTCATACCAAAATCCTCATAACCTTGTGCAATACAGTTGTAATAAAATGCTTGTGGCACGTTGTACCCTTTCCTACGCATGACGTAGAACATACACTTTCCTCTTGCACCTGGAATATCAAGGTCTTTGACATAAATCTTTTTATATAAATATGGGAAACCCTCGAATCTATCTAAGGCTTTCTCACACTCATCTGTAATCTTCCATAAACCAATAGGAACTTCTGCACCCTTGCACTTAATGATGTCTGCAACACCATTAAATACAAGTTTATAATCCTTAAGCATAAAACTAATCATAGGCTTTGCTTGTGGACAACGCACTTCCATATTGGACATATTTAGATTCGCACCATATGCACCATATAACATTACTGCCTCTCCACAAATTCTTCTGTGATACCTTTGCAAATGTTAATAGCAATAGTGTTGGCATCTTTAAGAGTCATCTTGCCACTTTGCAATTGATTATGTAAATCAGTAATACCCTCATGCAATTCACCAACAAGATTTTCTTCTTGATGTTTGTTGTACTGGTGTTGTGCATAAAAAGTTCTAATATTACTAATATTATTATAATGCTTTTTTAACTCTTCTTTGATTGATTGATCACTGGTGTTAGCAATCTCTTGATCTAACCAGTTTTCCATATCGCCTAATTTAATATCTTCGGCTTGATCTGAAAACATACTAAGTTTCTTCATATTCATAACATACTCTCCTTTTGTTAAAAATGTTATACTATATATATAAGCACTCATTACCTATATGTCAAACAATTTTAACTGTGGTTTTACATTTTTTATTCTGGCTTTGGCGATTTCGTAGTATTCACGCTCTTTTTCTATACCAATAAACCTAAAATCTTCTTCTCTTGCACCCATGCCAGTTGATCCACTACCCATGAACGGATCGAGAACAAGCCCTCCTTTGGGCGTTACCAAGCGAACAAGGTATCTCATAAGCTCCACTGGTTTAACTGTTGGGTGAGTGTTCGCTGATACGGATCTATTGCGTTGGTGAGCAGTTTCGTTTTCTTTTTTACGACCATCACTACTATATTGACTTTGAGGTCTACCATATAGTCCAAAGTTACGCTCATCTTTTGATGTCTTTGCACAATAAAAATACCGAGAAGCGTTGCCATGATCTCCGTAAGCTGGCATGAATTGTTCGGTATCATTAAGTTCACCAGACCAGATCCCCTTGTGTGTTCGTTGTCTACTGACCTCCGTGCTGACAGTCTTTGGAAATATATCTTGCACTTGTTCGCTTCCGTCGTGCATTACATTGCTCGGCCAACGACCTCTTGGGTCTGCATCTGCAAACTCCGAGCCCTCCGATTTCATACCACTATTATCATCAGTCCATACGCCATCTGTTGACCTGGCTTGGCGAACAACTTTTTTTCTCTTGGCGTTAGATGTCTGACCAAATGATAGCTTGTCCACACCAATTGCTTTTTTACTTTGTTCGCCCTGATCACGGAAGTCTGGCATTGTGTTTGGGTGCTTGACCTCGCCTTGTATCCGACACTCGTCAATGTTTAATGCACCAGTCCGATGCTTCATTACGTTGTCCGACACCGACTTCTCTGACAAGGGCTTTCTTGCTAACACCATTGGTTCATGTGCGGGCTTGAGTGCAGTACCCCAACCATCTCCGATATTATGGCTTTTGGGAAACCCACTACCATACAACCAAATACATTGATCTCTGATTTCAAAGCCAGCATCTTCTATGGCACACGCCATTCTGTGGTATGTTCGTGATCCACTAAACGCTATTAAATGACCACCTGGTCTTAACAACTCAAAACACTTACGCCATGTGTCTGCTTGGAAAGCTATATCGCCACCATCCCACTCTTTACCCATAAAACCCTTTGACGCTCTTGCAAAAGCTCCATCTGTACCAAACTGAGCTGGTGCTGAATCTTCCTTACCGAACCTTTTGACTATTGATGTAAGATGATACGGCGGATCAGTTACCACGCTATCAACCGAACATTTATCTATCGTGTCCATGACTTCTAAACAGTCGCCGTTGTATACTGTGCTACCTTCTATTATTACTTCCATTTAATGTCCTATAAACCATTTCTATTCCGAGCTTTTCTGCCACTTCAATGCCCCTTTTCATGCCATCTGATATACCTTTATCTATATAAACTGCCATAAGATCTGCGTGTTTGTACCAGTTGAAAGCTCTTTCCATGCCCATTACACGTTGCTCTTTAATTGCATCATCTAAGACTTGCGTATAAAGTAAATGCGAGGCAAATGGTGACTCGCCTCGCATTAATGAATCAAACATACACTTTTTTGCGTATGCTAAGTTTTGTTTTACCTTACCTTTATAAGGCGATTCTATGATTACCAACATTAAGCAGCCTTAAGACAACTAGCTTGTACGTTGTAATCATCTGGCTTATCACCGAACTCATCTCTAAGCCGACCTAAAACCAGTCTTTTGCTATTGTTTATATCTGCCCTACACTCTTCAAGGGTTCTATATTCAACCTTGCTGATGTGCCACATACAATTGGTTTTACCACCCATGTATCTTGAGCCTTCAACCCAAACAACGCAAATCATTAAAAACATTTTAACCATTCAACAAACTTTCTATAGTACCTTACGAAAGCACTTGGCTTTTTGTGAATTGTTGTTTTATGAATATGAAGCTTTAAGTATTTAGTATTCATATTGCTCCTCCCTCTTAATTAGATCACAAACATGCTCATGTCCGTGTTCGCCATATTGTTTCTTAACTAAGACTAAGGCTTGATCGTTTGTTAGTCCATCATCTGTTAATAATGCACCGAAATACTCTTCAACTTCAATCAGAAAGTTATTTTGATACGCTGTCATTAGCTCTCCCCCTTCTTTCTTCTTTACACTCATCACACAAGTCAAGTGGATAAGGTGGTTCTTCAGCCCAAAACATTTCATTACAATCTAAACATTCATACTCGCCCATATCAATCTCCTTTTTGCTAGTATAAGATAGTTATAATAGGAAATCAATGCCAATGTCAAGACAAAAAAAAGACCCAGTTTTTAGCTAGGTCTTTTTTAAACAAACATTTTTAAAACAAAAGGAGTGATCGATGATCACCATCTTTATATGTCATATATAATGATAATAGGCACTGATGTCAACCCAAATCATCTAAAATGCTTCTGCCAAACACATGAGTGCTTGTTTTGTATACTTTACCATATTCTATTTCTTTTAACGCACGGGGGTCATCTTCAAAGAGTTGTTCATCTGGACAATACTGCGACCCAACACAAATATCTTTTTTTTCTCTAAACAACAATCTTCGCTTTTTGCATCTATTACACAAAGTTTCTTTTTTATCACGGACAAATTTATCACAATCAGCACATCTAACGTATTTCTCCATCATTCTCTGCCTCCTTGATTGCATAAAATATCCGAGCCACCACCTGTGGCACGATACTATTCCCTAAACATCTAAGTCGGTGTATCCTGTTGGATACCCCATTAGCCACTCTACCCACGTTGGGTTCAGGCTTCCAGGTGACTGGTTCTCTTCTGTAGTCTGTTCCATTACTCCCTTGTATACCTTCCTCGGAAGACTCATTCTTTGACGATTCTCTTTCCAATTCTCCATGCTTCCCGAGTCCTTGTAATCCCTTGCTGTTGGTGTAGGGAACATCTCCTTTTTGGGATAATCCCATTTCTCCATTCTTGGTGGTCTTAATGTCACTCCCAGCATCTGTTCTGCTTGTTGTTCGGTCATCTCTCCCGCTTCTACTTTTTTTCTGAATATCATTGTCTGACCCATTGACGCATGTCCGTACCCCTTTGTGGTCGGTGTTGGCCATAAGCTCAAAGATGTCTGTTTGTACAAACTCATCGTCTGTTCGTCTACTTGTTCCCTCAAGTTCGCTGGTTTGGTTCTGCCTTTGCGATGACCCTCCATTAGCTTGGTTGTTCCCTCTTCTGAACGTGGAGGTAGATGATCCATCGTGTTCGGAGTAGCCCACAATCCAGCATCGCATTCGTCTATGTTTGGCATCCGTGGCTGCAGCTGGAATAAGATATGGTATGGCTTTATACCCAATACTTTCCAAGTCAACGAGACTTCTTGTGAGACCCATTGGCATTGTAACAAAACCTGACACATTTTCGCCAATGATCCATCTAGGCCGTATGTCTTCAATAACCCTAACCATTTCGTGCCAGAGATCTCTGTCATCTTCGCTTCCTCTTTGAGATCCTGCGACTGACCAAGGTTGACATGGAAATCCTCCAACAACGATGTCTGCGTCTTTGTATTCTTTTGCATCAAAACTCCTTATATCACTATATATTGGTACATCATGCCAATGTTTACGCAAGACTTTTTGACAATAATCATCTTGTTCAACAAAAGCTATTGTTTCAAATCCTCCCACTAATTTTTCGGCAGCATAGCTAAATCCACCTATGCCACTAAATAAATCTACTATTTTCAACCTGTACACTCCCCACCATCTTGTTGGCAAAGATATGCCTCATCATTAAATATCCAATCTTGTTGTGCGTTAACAAAATTGGCAAACTCTTGCATACTTCTTTTACGCTCAAATCTTTTATTAAGTCTTTGTTCGGCATCTATCCACCACTGGGCTAATTCAGGGTGATCTCTCACCATAGATGCAAGTTGTGATTCAGATTTAAGAAAACATAAATCACAGTTGCCTTTTATTGTTTTACCTCTTACGACTGGTAAATTTAATTTAAAAGGTTGTTCGCTCCAAAACCTATCTACATCAATTAAGCTGTGATTAGCCTCAACCATTGGATAATGTGGATAAAAGCCATTCTGAAAACCATCTTTACATCTATGTTTTTCATCTGATCTAATACCCATTACGTTGTGCCATCTTTTCCAACCAAGGCTTCTAAGATATTTACTAATGGTATCTCTTTTTAAACTACCAGTACAAAACCTCGCTAATGGATTAGGCAACATCTGATGTTTATTTATTAATTTATCAAATGGTTCGCCTTTCTTACTGGCAGTTTGATAGTCTACGACCTTAAATATATGTTTATTTTCATCATTCAAATCATATTCTAACCAGACAATTTTCAGTCCCCAATAAAGCGAACAATCATTAATAAATTTTAATGTCTGTGGCATTTCTCTGCCCGTGTTTGCAAAACAAACGACTGCATTTTGTGGTAGACCATTGTTGTTATCAATAATTTGCTTCAACATGAAGCCACTAGTTCTGCCACCACTGAAGCTAATTACACAATTATTATTTGGAAGTTTATACATTGTCTCTCGCAGTGGTTGCCTCATATTCACCTCTGCTCATACTACCATCTATGGTGCCAAGCCACTTACGACCACCACTTGTGCTAAATGAATACTTTGCAATTCTGCCCTCTTGTATTAGCTCTCTTACTATTCCATCTATCATACGTTGTGTGCAGTTGTTAAGCACATTAGGTGCGTCTGTATCAGCAGACATACGCTGTAATATGGCATCTGCACCAGACTGTTGGGTCATTGCTCTGCCTTCTCTCTCACAATCTGCAATCCAGTTAAACAATGCAGTCTTTTTAATTTCTTTATTAGTGCCACTATGAAGCCTTGATATGTCATCACTCCTATCTAATAACAAACCACTAAACTCATCTCTTATAAAATGTCTAATGTTTCTATTTGCAGGCCCGTTTGATTTTACAACTGCACCATCAAAACATTTGTTTCTTTGATAATCTATACCGAGGTCTTGGCAACGTCTTCTACCAGTGGCTTCATCAACTTGCCATAGAGCAAAAGCACAACGAACACCATCAACTAACGCTGACGTGCCTCTAATCATATTCCTTGCTTGTTCTGGCGTACTAACAACTGTGTCTTCTTTAATTTTTGTCATATGATGACACATAATAACTGACGCACCAGTTTCTGTAGCTATTTGTGCAAGTAAGCCAGTTAATGCCGCACCCGCCGCTGGATCTGCATTAACATCTGCGTGTACAAAAGATGCTAACGGATCAAAGACTATAAGCTTTAAGTTCTTCATTTGTAGTATTTGTTCGTAAAGTTTATCAAATTCATCGCTTGTTTTGTAGCCATCATGTGTTTCTTGTAATATAGGGAACACGCCACCAACATTAGGCAAACTTACTATTCTTAATTCATGCTCATAGCTTGACCTTTGATTTTCTATGTCAAGCCTTTCTATTCTTCTGTGCATCTCTGCCTCATCATCTTCAGCAGTAAATATAATAGAGTTACCAAACTCACTAATTGTGCCACCAAAAGACTCTGACATGGGTGAACCACTTGATACTTTCATAGCTAGGTCAAGTGTCATCATACCTTTACCAGCATCTCCTGCGGCAGAAAAAATAATTGGTACAGCCAATGGAAGAGTGTTCGCTATCAAAAACTTCTGTATTGGTGCATCACCAACAAATCTATTTATTAATAAACTATCATCAAGAAGGTTAATATTCTTCTTAACTTGCTTTACATTTGTGTTAAGAAACTCATTTATGTTAAATTGTTCGGCTACAGCGTCAACAACATCCCATCTTTCGGGCTTACCCCTAGGTGGCGTTAACGTAGTTACTGACTTTACACCAGCGTTTAATGCAAGTTCTTGGACAAGTTCTGCTAATTTACGACCAGCATTATCATTATCAGGCCATATTATAAGTTCTTTTTCATGCAAAGGTGAAAAATCAAATAGATTTGCAGACTTCTTAGACAACATACCAGCACCACCCATTGTACATGTAGCAGTATAACCAAGCTCATTAAGTGCATCTGCACACTTTTCGCCCTCTACCCATATTATTTTATCTGACGCAACTATGTTCGGTATATTATAGAGTGGTCTAACATCTGGCATCTTTGGATAATTACTGCCACCAGTGAACTGCCTAAACTCTTTTTTTGGCTTACCATGACTATCTAAAACAGGGTTGCCCTCATCATCCTTTGCATTGTATCTGCGAACAAGACAAAGCAACTCACCTTGTGCATTAAGATACTTATGTTCGCTATCATAGGGTGTGTTTAGATTTATCTGTTGTATGTTAGGGTCAACAATAGAACTTATTTTTTCAACTGGTCTTGGTGCATCATCATCTAAATAATTATCAAAAAACTCTTTAACTTCAGGCAACTTCATGTTTCTACCCTCCATTAGTATTTTTACAATACCTCCAACGCCATCTGCACCATTAAAATCTTGACCTTTCATAAAGTATGGTGATCTAGGATTTATGTCTATTTTAAGAGATTTGCCTGCCTCTCCACCAAGTGATCCAATAGTAAACTGATCACCTCTAACAACACCTTGTGGGTATGTGTCTTTAAGTAAATCAATTTGAACATGTGCTGGAACTTTCTCACTAATTAACTCTACAAGCTCCCTTGCATCCATAGTCCTTTTACTATTGCCAAACTTTATAATGTTCATTACCATTCCCCTTGATGGCGGCACCTTGCTACCTTCCGTGTCGCCATCAACTTTCTCCCCAACATGTGTTTGCAAACTGACACCACTTACAATCAAAAACATCTCTATTTTGTGCTATTCTAGGTAACATTTCATTTTGTTTAGATGCCTTTAATATATCAACTGCTCTATCACTTGCGTATTGTGCTAAACTTTGATTAAACGGAACCAGCTCATAAAATATTTCACTAGTATTTTTGTTGATAACTGTAAATAAACAAGGGTTTTCTGTTAGCTCCATATATGCTTGATATAATGCAACTTGAACTTCGTAAGTAGGATTGGCTTTTATACCTTTCATTTTAAAATCTCTAAACTTTTTCTCATTAGCAGATTTACACTCCCATAACATAGGATAACTTACGCTCAATGGGCCAGAACAAATTACACCATCTATGTGTCCTTTAATTTCATCTTCTGCTATAGAAAAACCAAATTGTTCGCCATTACTATCCATAGTTCTTATGTCAAACCCCGCGTTCCTAATCCAACCCGCCATACTTGTTTCCAGCTCATGCCCTAATTGAAAAACTCTAAAGGTTCTAGCGTTGAACTTTTTTTCCTCATCAGGCTCACAACCAGTGTAGATATATTGTATTTTTCTTGCACATTTGTCTCCTAACATTGATGCACCTAAATACTTACGTCTAGGCTCTCTCTTATTTTTATCTACAATAGTTTGATCAATAACTTCTTCAAAAAGGTATTTCGTCTTCGTTGATTTCTGATTCATCTTGCTTTTCGTAGACATATTCAAAAAGTAATTTGTCGAGTCTGTCCTTTGTATATTGTTCATCTGAATCTATCCTTTTTGAGAACTGCATGATTAGTATTGTGACGAGTATTTCATCTTCACTAAGTTCGCTTAACTTTTTATTCCAACCGATTTGTGTGAATAACTTAGTTAAATTTTTTAATGAATCGTCTCCGATTGTGGGTTTATCCATCTACCTTCTCCTTCTTTATACACGGCACCCTCTGCCATTGTTACGCCTTCAAATTTGGCGATAAAGCTTATATTTAAAACATAATTTTTATTTTTATCCATCACATTTATCAACGCATCTTGCATCTTATGTGCAGTAATATCTGGATGATCATCAAAACTAAATTGAACGAACATCTTTCCATCTTTAAAATTTTCGACACCTACATCATTTTCTTCTTGAATAGTATATTCAATTACCATTCTTGCCATCTTTTGCCTCCAAAGCTAATGCAGCGTATCCAATAATATCGATCATGTTATCATCAACTTTTGGATTCTGACTGTTTCTAATTTGTTTAATTCCAATCATAGCTCTATAAACGTCGTGTATGTCTAAAGGCTCTTTTAATTTCTTTCTTAATAATATATTCCACATTTGAGCTATGTATGTATGTGTTTCCGTAGCATCGCCATGAGATTTAGCTCTCGGTCCATTAATAATTAAATCTACTTTTTTCAATGCTTCACTACGTTGCATTATTATCTCCTTCGTAATAGCTTAGAATTTTTGCATCAATTTCTTTTTTATTCCACAAATAATTTAACCAACATGCGGCTTTGTATTTGTTCCAACTAAAATCCATAGGTCTAACAAATTGACCAAGTTGTGCCAAAGCATCTCTTTGTTTTATACTTACACCTTGATTCAACCATCTTTTACCTTTCTTTGATCCATCACCATCTTCAATCCCTCTGAGAAAGTCATCAGCAGAGGCAATGGCCTGTTCCTTTGTTCCAACACTAATAACTCTTAAACGACCTTTGTTACGCTTTACAAGAGCTACAGAAAGGTCATCTAAGTGTGCAACCAAACTAAATCCGTTAAAACCACTTGCCATCATACATCTATTATTTTCAAACAAGTCAAGCCATCTAAATGGTGATCTATCAATGAGATCAACCTCTGTCATGGTGAAGTTTTCAAGAACCTCTTTATCTTGTGTTCCAAACTCATAGCCACAAATAGGACACTCTCTTGATGACAATGGTATTTCAGATTGACACTCTGGGCAGTTTTTAAGTGGCGTTGCTCCATTGACGTTTGCTTGAGCACCATCAAGGTCAACGCCCTCATCAAGTGATCCGTGTGTAAGAACGCTCGTACCAAAGTCTAAAACGATACAATCTTTCTTTATTAGCCCAGGATATTCTTCTTGACTGATTGTTCTAAGACCACGCCCAATCATTTGCACCATAGTTGATTTGTATGAACATGGTCTTGTAAGAACAATGCAACTAATGGGAGGTGCATCAAATCCCTCGGTCAACACGGCAACATTAACAACCACTTGCACATCACCATACTCTAAATCATGTAATATTTCTTTACGTTGTTCGCTCGGTGTATCACCAGTTACAATTTCTGCTCGAATATTTTTCTTTCTAAATTCATCACATACATCTTGTGCGTGAGTGATCGTACTACAGAAAACAACTGTCTTTCTCTCTCCAGACTTGTCTTGCCATTCTTCAACAATCTTTTCGTTAATAGCACGTTTGTTCATAATCTTTTCTACTTCTGACATGTCAAAATCAGTTACTGTCTTGCGTACATTTTGTAAATCTTTCTGTACACCCACATCAACAACATATGTCTTAGGTGGCACTAAGAAGCCTTCTCTAATTAATGTGTTGATCTCAATCTGATGTGAGCAGTTGGTAAATACTTTTTTAAGACCTTTTCTGTCTCCACGATTAGGTGTTGCAGTAAAGCCAACAATCTCTACTGATTCATTTGCTTGTTTAACTTTGTCAATGATACGCATGTATGTATCTGCTACTGCATGATGACTTTCATCTACCACAACTAAGTCGAAGTGATTAATGTTATTCAGATTGTTTTCTCTTGATAATGTTTGCACCATGCTAAATATCGTGTTGCCAGACCAGTCTTTTTCTGTGCCATCAACAATGCTAGTTGTTATATTGGGATTAACCCTAGAAAACTTAGTTCTATTCTGTCTTACTAACTCATCTCTATGTTGCAGAATAAGAACCTTGTTGCCTACTTTGAATCTCTTGCCAACTAAGGCAGATAACATAATTGTTTTACCTGCACCAGTTGGTGCAACCACAATTGTGTTCTTATGTTTGTCTAAAGCAGTTGAAGCATCGTCTACTGCTACTTCTTGGTATGGTCTTAAAATCATGTTTGTTTCCTAGTTAAATGGGTAGCTTTGCGGCATCGGTGCTACCCAAACCGACTCTAGCAGACGAGAAAGCAGTCCTGCCGCTAGAAACCTAGAAACCTACTTCTTTGCCCAAGGTGGTAACGGACTGTTACCATTAGGTTGTTGAGGTTGTGTATTATTAGTCTGAGGTGCTTGTGCAGAACCAATGTACTCAGTACTATTTACAGCAAGAGCAACCATCATCTTGTTCTTATCAGCATAGCCATTAGTACCTTTTTCAACAGCTACCTTGACACAAAACTCCGCACCATCAAGCACGTTTAAATCATTGACCTTTCTTTTCATGGCTGCCTCTGGTGAGGTGTCATTTGGATCAAGACCAAAAGTGCTGTTAATAATATCTCTAAAAGTTCTGATGCCAATTTCTTTACACCAAGGCATACCACTTTCAGGATTAATCTTGCCACCATCAACCATGATATTCTGCCAAAACTTACGTTTATCATACTTGCCACCAACAACAGTAAACTCACACTCAAGCCATTTAGTGCCAGTTTGACCTTGCTTAAACATGGGTTGTGTTGAGTAATCAGGGATAACTTCAGGACCCCTTTTCATAGTTAAGATAACACGAGCTACAGTGCCAGCAGGGATTAACTCAAAATCTCCTCCACCGCCGCCACCCATTGGGACTTCATTAAAATCAATCATTTTGTATCTCCTTTTTCGCTAGATTTGATTGCATTTGGGTCAACGAAATTTAAATCCCTATTTTCGCTTGACCTACCACTGATTTTTGCCAATAGCTTACCAAGGTGTGGCTCTTCAATTACTTCTAATTGACCAGACCTATCTTTTGCTGGATAACCCCATTGGTTAAGTGTTTGACATACAAAAGCCCTATAAGGACCATGTTCCTCACTTGGCATAACTGCCATAGTAATTACCTCATCAACAATACCTGGAAGTTCACGACCAGTCTTAGAACCCTCAATCTGTAACTCATATAAAGTTCTACCATAGTCATCAACCTTCTCATCTAAGATACCAACAAAGATAACATTCTTAGACCTAATATGTTGCAGATGGGTAAGCCATGACATCATCTCACGACCCTGCATACCATAGACGGCTCTTGTGTCAACCTTGCCAGTCCTATCTGACTTATTATCAGGGTGTCCTAAACAATATTGAAAGCACAATCTACCTGCTACAGTAATACTATCCACGAAGATGCTGTCATACTTTTTCATCATTTCAATAGAATCACCATACATCTGTGAAACTCTCTCGTATTCAACTACTGAGTATGGTTGTTCAGGTGTTAGGGCTGGATTAGGGCCACCTAAAAAACATGCAAAATCTCTGCACTCTTCCCAAGTCTTTGGTCTGATTACATCAATAGGCCATCTTTCAATAGCAGCATCACCAGCTTCCAAGTCCATAAACAAAGTAGTGTCGGGATCAAGTGTGCGGGCAAGAGTTGTCTTACCCACACCACTTTGACCACAGACTACAATCTTATGACCACGCTTTTCTGCTAACCTCTCATCAGCAGTAATAATCTTAAGAGCCATTAGTATCCTCCGTAATATCCACAGATGTACCAGTTAATTCTACAGTTCTGTGTTCTTGTAGTTTTGCTTTGATAGCAGGAGGTGCGTTGTTGTACTTACGCTCATCAATGCCATAAGTAATCTTGGCATAGTGCCTTGCATCATCTTCACTCATATCCATTAAAGATTGTGCAAGACCTTCTTGATCCCAAGTAACTTTTTGCCTCAAGCTAACCTTAACTTTATAGCCATGCTCATGTAATGTCACAGAGCCATAATCTTTGCCATCATCTGCAAGTTTATTTCTTGCAGTGTTGCCAAACCTAATTGCAAGATCATCATTAAGATGAGCTTGTTTATCCTTTAACGCTTGGATTTGGTTCTTCAAGTCTTCACGATACTTGAACAAATCCTGTAAAGGCATATGTAAAAAATCTAAATCCATAATTATTCCTTTCTCTTTATATAAAATAGACACTAGATACCTACAACATAGGCACACATAACCTAAATGTCAATAATTAAATTTAAAAAAAATACTTGCATTAATTTTATTTACTATTATGTATAGTTACATACTTTAATTATTTTTACTTAATTTTACATATGGAGGATAAAGTGGGTAAATTTTTTAGAAAGCCAAAGATACGGCAACATTTGGTAAAAAAGCCAAATGAAACTTGGGATCAAATCTCAAGAAAAATTATTGAAGAAGCAGAGAATGGTGTCATTACTATTGCAGAGGCTCATCAAAAACTGCATAATTTTTTTGAGAAAAAATTTGCTGATCCAGATGGCAATTATATGGAACCTTTGTATGAACTAGAGGAGTTAGAAGAGAAAAATAAATTTAAATCTCTCAATGTTCATGGAAATGTTTATGCTGATTTTGTTAAAATTGCAAAAGAAGATGAAAGGTCTATTGCTTCAACTGTTGCATTGATGACCAAAGATTATCGTTACGCAAGAAGAGAGAAGCGTAAAGTTAATGAGCAATTAGAGCAACTTCGTAATTTAGAAATGAAAAAAGTTTTTGGAGAAAAAAATGAGAGATGATAGTCAATCTGGACCTAAAGAACTTAGTCATGTTGTAACTTGTTATAACTGTCAAAGAGAGTCAAAGCCTCAAACTAAAACTTTTTATGGTACTAAACCTAATGAGAGATACACTGGTAACTTACCAGTTAAAAAAGAGGTGCCAAGAAAAGGAGCGGATAATAAGATTTACTATGAAACGGAATGTTATACTCATAAATTTGTAATGAAATTTGGTAACTTTTGTTCTGTAAAGTGTGGACTCATTTGGGCTAATAATGAAATAGAACGTAGAAGAAATTATAAGAATGGGCCTGGCAGTTCTATTAATCAAGAAAATATGTCAAAGCTTGAGATTATGAAACGTGAGCTTGAAAAAAGATTTAATAAAGGAGAAAATAAAACTAAAAATTAGTTAGATTTATTTTTGTAGGAGAGATGAATGTCTATATCATGTATAGCTTTCATCATCTTCTTTTTTAGTTTAAACTCTGGTGTTAAAATGCCTTTTGCGTCTTCAACCACTAATTTAGACAACCCATCCTCTTCTTCAAGAAGATATCTAAAGTCAGCAATATAATCACATATTTTAATATTATTTATACTTAATTCATATTTAATTTGACGCTCTAATTGTGTAACTATACCAGCTCTTTCCATAGACTTTAACTGACCCCAACGCTCTGCTTCCCATCTACTATCAAATTTTAATCCCATAGCAATAGTTTTTTTTGCAAAATACTTATTGTTGCTTGTTCTATTTTTTTTGGGTATAAATGGGTATTTATAAGTCATGGGGGTAGTATAATGACAGATATATCAAAATTCAAGTCAATAGGAATAGACATTCCAACTTATAACAAACTTAAAGCTATATGCGATAAAGAACGTAGAAATATACGACAACAAATTGGATTATTGGTTGATAAAGAATATGAGAAACAAGATTTAAATAGTAATGTAAAGACTTTAGGATTAGGTACTCTCGACCGCTCTCATTCTTGATATTAGGCGATTCGCTCTGTTTGTTACCTGTTTGTGCCAACGGCTGTCTTCCATCTGAATTGCACACTCTTGCCAATCGTTGTTTGCTATCGCAGCACGAAATTTTTTGAATCCACTTAAACGTGGCCTACCCATATTGAACATCATGTTTGCACATATTTTTTGAACTTCATTTGGTAGATTATCAAAGTTTTCAAAAAGCTCCTTACACTCTGATATTGTTGTTGCAATATCTTTTGCAAATAGCTCGTTAACTCTTTCTTCAGATACCTCTGTGCCAACTGGTTTGCCATACTCATCATCCCACTCAGTTACCAAATGTCCTATTCCAACAGTTGCTAAATTTAAGTGATCAAGATACACGATATGTTGTCCAGAATCATTCTTTTTTACACCCTCATCTTGTGCTATCTCTTCTCTTAACTCATCTATGTTCATGGTGTTTGTCTCATCAAGTTACTTCTTCTTATTTGTCTACCAGCTATAGCAGCATCTGATGGATTTAAACCTAAAACAGAAGCTACTCCTGGGTCTGTTACGTCTATATTTCCTACTGCTGTGTTCGCAGCTGGTGGTGCAACATTTCTAACGGGATTTGTTATTTGTCCTAAACCTCGATTGACTGCTTGTGTTACTCCAGTATTTTCAGCTAATGCTGTTAATTGACTCTCTGCATCTCTCACGCCTTCTTGCATACTTTGTGTTACACCTTGACCAACTCTAAAGTAGTCAATGACCATATCTGCAAATTTACGTTTGGCTGCTTCTCCACCAGTTGAAGCCTCCTTACCCGCTTTAATTATATCGTCAATAGCTCTTTTGCCAGTAAATATTTGGCCAATAGCAGTAATTCTTAAAATTTTACCAATGTTATTAAAAAACGATGCAGTGATTCCACCAGCAACCAACGAACTATCTGATGTATTTTTTGACGCAAGTTCAACAAATTTACCAAATTTTCTTATTTGCTCTCCAGTATCATCACCAAAGATTACATTTAACTTTTTATTTTTGTCGGCTTTTTCTATTCTAAGTGCTAATTCCTTCATTTGTTTTGCATTAGTGGTAGCACCAACATCTTGTAACATCGACTCAAGATAATGACCTCTTATTGTTTTTAAAGCACCCTCATCACCCTCGTAGTATCTCATAATTTCTTCAAGTTCAAACTTAGTTACGCCAGGTGCTGCAACAACATCTGCCGCTTCATCTGCTTTAAGATTTCTATTTGCAATACCTCTTCTAACTTTTAAATTCTTAAATGTACTTAATTTTTTCGCAGCGTCTATTGCAGTGGCGAGTGCATCTCTAATACCAACTTGTAAACCATTGTCCAAGGCTTGTATTAAGGTTTCATCATCTAATTTGCTTATTTTTAAATCATCAAATTGTCTAGCAAAAGATTTAATTTGATTGTAAGTTTGTGCTCCAAATAATTCATTTCCAACATCTCCAAGCTCATCAACTTCCCTTTGTAAAACGCTTGGCTTAAATATTCTTGATGTGGCTGTGTCAAAACCAGTTGTTTGCATGGTGTGTCTTAACCATGATTTTCCTATCTCTTCTTTAATTGTATTATAGGCTGCCTCACCTGGTGCATTTGCACCTTGTGTCATAGCTTGTTTTAAATTGTTTAAAGCTTTAGTGCTTCCCGGCGTTACCATTTTCATTGCAAGGCCAGGCGAAACAGTTGGCACTTCTCCTGTTCTTGCCGCACCACGAACAAGTCCAACTAAGCTTGGTATTGATAATGTTGATGATAAACTTTCAAATTGTTTCATACCCTCTTTAAAAAATTCTCTAGCACTTGGCAACTCTCTAGCGGCTAAAGCTAATTTTTGTTCGTCTGCTTTAGTTAAGTTTTTTGCCGCCCTTGCAAAAGCCGTTAATTCTGTTTCAGTTAGAATATTATCCAATTTATTTCCAGCAAGTTTAAATATTTGAGTTAATCTTGTAGAATTATCAATGGTTCTACCAATATTAACATCAACTAAATTATCTCCTGTATACTTTGAAACATCTAATAATTTTTTTCTTAAGGTATATACTTGGTTAAAATTAGTTTTTTTGCCAAACTCGTTCAAATCATCTAACAATTTTTGTGCTATTGAATCTTCAGCATTAGCCAAATTTCTTGCTGGAAAACTTGATTCAATTAACTCTTTTACATCCGTAATACTATTCGTTGGTATAAAATTCTTTTGTTTACCTAAAGTTGAGTTTGTAACCTCTTGTATTGTTGCAAATTGTCTAGCAGCCTCATCGTCAAAAGCTTTAACACTATCTGCTAAAAAATTATAAAGATCATCAGAAACTGTAGATCCAGTTCTAAAACTACCTGCAATATCTTCAGCTGCTCTTTCTACCGAAGCACCAATGTTTTTCATAGCTGCATTTTTTGCTCTTATGTATCTAAATCCAGCATTTTCTGCAAAGTCTATAAAAAGTTCACCTGCTTCTTTATCACTGCCTTGGACTGCCGCATCATCAATTATGCTCCTAAGTTTTTCAGTATCCCTTTTCATTGCTTGATGAACTTGTCTTAATCTTGGACTTACACCAGATACAGACTCTGTTAATTGCTCTTGTTTAGCAGCGATTGGATTCACCTTTAAAGTTGTTCTTGTTGGAATATAACCCTTTTCCATTGCTTCTGCTGTAAACTTTAATTCTTCTTCACTAGCCTCTTTGATAAATCTTTTACCAGATGGAGCTAATCCTTTAAAAACTAAAATTGGAATGCCGAACAAAAGTTCACCACCAGCAGCAATACCACCCTCAACTACTGCATCTGTAGCAATTTCTCCTGCAGTTTGTTCTGATACACCTGCAACGCCCTCTATCGCTTCCTCTGCAAGTGATCCAGACGCACCACCAACAAATGCACCAATTGCACCACCTAATAAAGTTCCAACTCCAGGGGCGAAAGAAGATCCTATTGCCGCACCTTTTACGGCTCCAGTAACACCACCAGCAAGTTCAGGTACAATACCTAGTAAATCTGTGAAGTCTGATGCACTAAATCCCTCTTCATCAATAAGAATGTTTTTTTCTGTGTTAATGCCTAATTTAGATGCTCCAGTTGGTGTTAAGGCAAGTCTACCTCTTTTATCTCTAGTAAATTCATCACTAGTAAAACCTTGCTTTGCCATGATTGCATCTTCTTCTTCATCGTTTTCTGCAACAGACAACGCCGCTCTAAGACTAAAGTTACTTACACCAGTCGTAGTATCAAAATCTTTTTGTATTTCTTGATCAACTTGCTCACCCAAAGTTTGTGGCTTTGACTGTGTTCCTAAACCTCTTATAACACCAAGTTCTGGTGTGGTTTGTTGAGTTTGATTAAATACATTTAAAATATTTTGTTTTTCTTGATCCGTCGGAGCATCACCCTCAATTCTAAATTGCTTAATATCACCACTATTAGGATCTCGAACTTTAATTACGGCCATTTATGTACCACTTCTTCTAACATCAAATATGCCATCACTACCAACCACAACATCACTGTATGAACCAGATTGCTTCGGTGCAGATTTATTTGCATAAAAATTTAAATTTGTTAAACCCTCTTGCACATTTCTTTTACCTTCAACTACAATTAGTTCATATACCTCTTTCAAAGCATTTTGTAATGTTTTGGGGTCTTCAATTAAACCTAATTGACCAACAATTTGCTCAACTCTTTGTCTATCTGCATCAGATATAGTTTTTCCAGCTTCTTGTAAAATTGCTGGAGCATTTTTTGCCGCAAGTGATCGCAAAATATATTTTACTTTTGCAGTGTTTGTGGTTTCATCTTTACCAAATTTTAAACCAAACGCTCTCGCAAAAGATGTCGCTGCATCAGAAATTTGATCTTGAGTTTGTAACTCACCTTGCTCAGCAAGATTGTAGACAGTATTCAGTTGATCTTCTACTCTTGTTAATCCATCATCCATTCTTTTTAGCCTATTAAAGTAAATGCTATATTGATTTGGATTAAAAAAACCTTTATTAGGTAAATCAGTGCCTTTATAATTAGGATTAACCATATTAACACTAATTTTTAAATCATCGGGTGCATCTTTAAATAAACTAAAATCAGAATATTTACCTACATATTTTTCACCAAAATCTTTTGTTTTTGTAAAACTTTCTAAAAGTTTATCACTTAATGGCAGTATTTCAAATTGTTCATTAAAACTATCTGTGTTCAACAAATTGTTAAGTTGAAAACTGTTTAAATTTGCTAAGTTTCCTTTACCAAGATTGTTTAGAGTTCCTTTAATGCCTCCAGTTCCTTTTGGTATAATAAGATATTGTGATCTTTTTTGTGCTTTTTCTTGATCTTCTTTTTTTCTACTTAAAGCAAATGCACCAGCTTTTGCCCTAGTTGCTTTTGCCTCTGCAACTGCTCTTCTGAAGTCGGGCATTGCTGCCTCTCCAGCCTCTCCCGTCGCTCTTAATATATTGCTAATATCAAAACCTTTTCCAGCTCTGTTTTGCATAAGTGCTAGACCAAAAGACATCAATGCTTGTTTTGTATCTGGATCACCTGATATATCTAAACCAGTAGCTTCACCAAATTCGTTAATGTAATCTTTAAATTCTTTGGCTTCAGATCCTTTTCCAGACGCTTTTAAAAATTCTTGAAGTGCTGTCTTTGTGGCTTCTTGAGCCGCAGTAAGATTCTCTTTTTCAGTCTCGTCTGCCTCTTCTTGTATTCCAACAACATCTTCTTCAGGTCCAATTATGTTTTGTACACCACTTTTATCTATGGCTGCCACATCTTCTTCTATACTTGATAATTGATCATTTATTATTTTTGATTGTGCTAGATCACTAAAATCATCTTGCTGTGTTTGTACTTGTTGTTGTTTCATTAAGTCTGCTGGTCTTGGTTCTGGCAACATTCCAGCTAAACCCATTAAAGTTGTTTGTGCATCTTGATCCAAGCCAGTTGGTATGCCAGTTACAGCTTGTGCAAATCCAGGAGATATGCCACCACTAGTTGGGCTACCACCCATTATTGTTCTTGCTTGTGCAGATTGTATTTTGCTTTCAGGAAAAAAAAGCGTTCCTAAACCAGTAGGTCTACTACCCATTTCTTGTGCTTCTTTAACATTTCTTGGTCTTGTAATACCTAAAGCTTTTCTTAACTCTGGTGAAACAATTTCAACTTGACTTAATCCTATTCTTTTTGGAGGTCTTGCCATCTTATCCTCTGTTCGCTGTAGGACCACCACTAAATGGTGCTATTTGTGATAGTGTGGTGTAAGCACCTATTCCTTGTAAAAAAGGATTAGCAGCGGGTTGTGTAGCTTGTGTAAATGTTGATGGAATACTTGCACTAGGCATACCTTGTAACAAGTTTTGTCCTAATTGCAATCTAGTAAAAGGCTCTTGTGCTTGTTGTAACAAGTTCGCTCTTTGTGCGTCTAGTTCTGCTTGTTGTTGTCTTTGCCTTAAAGCACCTAATTGTGTTAATTGAGATATATCTGCTTGACCCAGTGCTTGTTGCAAACGCCCTACATCACTTGTAGTGCCTGCTAAAGTACCAAAGGCTTGTCCAAGACCACCTGATAGTCTACCTGCCTCTTGTGAGGCTTTTAATGCTTGTCCAAAGCCACTTGCCAACAACTTTGATAATGTATCTGCTTTTACTTGTTGTAATCCTCTATCTGCTTCTGCTCTTTGCACACCCTGTCTTGATCCACCAAACGCACCAGCACCAACGGCTGCGGCATCAGCCCTTGATCTTTGTTGTGCTGCTTGTCTGTCTAATTCATTTAATGCAACATCAATCACTTGTTGTTGAAAAGGATTTTGAAATTTTTGTATGCTATCTGGTTGCAAGAAGGCAAGACCACTTGTAATTGCTTGTTGTCCAGCTAACGCTTGATCTCTCGCACCCTCAAGAAAAGGCCTTGCAGTACCGACCATTTGTTCGCCTAACTCTGCTGCTCTTGTTGTTAAGGGATCTGCACCAGCAATCTGTATTCCCGGTAAACCTAGCGGTTTATCTAATAAACCAGGGGTGGTTTGATCTTCGCCATCAAATACACCAAATCCTGTCTGCAACAATCTTTTTTGCAAACCCTCAAGAAAAGGTGGTAATCTCTGTATATTCTCATATGTAACTGTGCCGTTTGCCATTACGCCCTCGCCTCTAGTTTATCCATCATATCATAGGCTCTTTGTATTCCCTTTCTTTGGTTTCCATCACCTAATCCTTTTACTGCATCCTTTGTCAAAACAAACTCACCCGCCATCAACATAGCAGGTACGTCATCTTTTGTTCCAGAACCCTCTGATGGATCTATGCCACCATTACGTCTTGGAAAACTCATAGGATCACTTAAGCCACCATCTGCTGCAAATCTTATACCACCAAGTTGTCCTCCTGGCCCACCAAAGCCAAATGGCCTTTGCTCAAACTCACGAGGTCTTTCTTCATCATCATCACCAGCTAATAACTGTGCTATTAAACCTGCAGTTAAGCCCTCGCCAAGCCTTGTATTTAATAATTTTGCAAATAAATTATCGTCTGCAACTCCAGCTGCTCTTAATAACTCTCCACTAAAAGTCTTTGGTGCAACTCCTTGAATTTGTTTACTTGCACTTTCTATAGGAAGCTTTTTGCTTTGTATTGCTTCATCTATTGCTTGATTACGAGAAACCCCTTGATCTAAAGATCTTTTAATGTTTTGTCTATTTGCAACATCAGTAGCAACATTTTCAGGTCCAGTAAAACTATCTAATGCTGTACCAACTGCACCAGATATTAAAGCATCTCTTAAAGCATCTTTACTTTTACGACCAGAAGCTTTTGATCCTACAAATCCAAGTCCAGCTCTAACTAAAAATGGATTGTTCGCCAAAGCAGTTTGTGCAGCAGGTCCAAACAAGGCACCTAATCCTTGTCCTATGGCAGGTCCTGCAACGGCAGTTAAAGCTATTGGAGCTATTTTTTTTAAAAATCTACCTAAACTCATATTGTTACCTTATCTTATTTTAACAAATTCGTCTATACGCCTTTTAAATTCTTGACAATGCACTTGTTGTTACCCTTGTCTTCGATAACTCTTGAATACTAGCCACAACATGTAGTCTATTTGCAGTTGCGGCCTGCACCTTTAATATCTCTCCACTCTGTAATATTAGATCTTTTGTGAGTAATTCTATGGTTGTATTCGCTCCTACAGTTTTTACTTTAAATAAATTAAATGTATCACTACCACTTACAAGTTGAACTGTTATTGTATCTGCATTGCCACTGTCTTCAGATACTAAAATAGAGTTAACAACAGCTGCATTGAAATCGGCATCACTAGGAACTGTAAACAAAGTTGTGAGATCCGTTGTGGTTAAATCTACCTTTGCGTTTGTTACACCTTGAATATATTGAGGAATACTGGTTATAAGCATTAGCGTCTACCATCCTCTCTTATATCAACTCTAGGTGTGCCTAATTTATATTTTGTTCCTAGTGATGTGGAATCAATTCTTAAAGAAAAAGATCTGCCTCGTAAACGATAATCTAACTTTTGTGTAAATTGTTCAACTGGACTAGTTGCAGAGCGTTGTGTTGTATTAGATGTTGATTCATTAAAATTAGCACCAGGATTATTTCTTGATTTCATAGTAAAAGACACATCAGGATTTACACTTGTAGATCCATTAAATGTTATATCAGGTATAACTTGCTTTATAAACAAGAACTTATCACCATCTCCTACGTCAATAGCTGAAGATTCTATAAATGATGTCATAGCAGACCCATCATCATCAAATCCAACCTCATGGTTATATAACAACGAAGCACCAGTTGCCTGTGGTAAATCTCTTATACCTCTGTCAATCCACGCATCTCTTGCTAATGTTCCGTAATACCAAACTTTTTCTAAATAATTATATGCAACATATTTATCTATTTGTGTACCAGCAGATGATGGATAAAACCATAGTATTTCACTAAATTCAGAATTAAGTCCTACATGTACTTTATCACGCTCTGCAAAATTAAAATCTAAAAATACTTTATCTTTTACTGTGCATGGTA